GATGTTCGCCCATGGTTCCCATGGATGGCAGCACCTAAGTTAGTAAACCAAATAAAGGCAGCCATTGCGGTTGTCCCCCAAAAGAAAGTGGTATCAAATGAACCAAAAGTTAGTAGCAATACTAGGCAGTTATGTGCGTGCAGCGGTTGCTGCTGTTCTCGCTCTGTATCTAGCAGGTGAAACTAATCTAAAGACATTGGCACTAGCAGCACTAACAGGTGCAGCAGGTCCACTACTTAAAGCACTTGACTCATCAGACCCATCCTTCGGTAGAGGCGCTGAGTAATCTAATCGTTTAAACACAAGAAAGCCCCGCTTTCACTTCGTACACTTCCCCTATGTACGCGGTGATTGCGGGGCTTTTTTTGTTTTATTAACTTGTCCGATTATCAGTTGAGTAAAAACCGCTAGCGTTAAACTTAACTGACGGGACTGACCATACCCTACTCATCTGCTGCCCGCAACAGTTAGGTGCGCTGATGTCGTTATGTATAGAGATTTCTGTTTCGTATTGTATGCCACATAGTTCACATTTAAATTCATAAATCGCCACTTGTTGGTTCCTTATCGGCGGGAGTAGGGGCTGTTAGTTTTGTGCCACAATCAGCACACTCAGCATCAGTAAACCATAATGCTATTTCGTAATCTATAAAAATACATTTAACATTTAATACTTCACAACCACAGATACAACTATGGCTTGGCTCGCCACGCAAGTCGCCGAAGGATTTACCATAGTCAGGTTTCCACTCGCCAACTGGCGTTGGCTCAGTCACACTTATCCTTACGCTGCACGAACAGCAGTCTAATTACATTTCTGTAATTTTGCCTGTTTAGACACGGCGTGTCGCTAGAATAGGGGAGAGATTGCACCTGTATCCTAGCGGGGAAATCAACTACACATAGAAAGGACTGGATAATTGACCCTAGAAATTAAGACGGGTAAATCCTATGTTAGCCATAGTGGTATTTCAACTTGGCTAAACTGCGGGTGGCAATTCTATCTATCCCGAATACAAAAAGTTCCTGAGAACCCATCCTACTGGTTAGTAGGTGGTTCGTCTGTGCATGAAGCAACAGAAGTGTTTGATGTTACAGGTACAGAGAACTTTAATTCCACCATTGCTTTTAACGAAGCATGGAAACGCAACTATGATAGAAGCAACAATGGCATGGAGTTCCGTGCTGGTGGTCGCTCTAGCAAGGCGTATCCAAATGGTGAGGATGCAACTTGGTGGTTAACCGAAGGACCTAAAATGGTTGACCGCTGGGTACAGTTCCGCAATGACTCAGGCTACCAACTGTTTAAACTACCTGATGGTCGCCCTGCCATTGAAGTTGAGATGAACCAAGATGTTAATGGAGTGCCAGTTAAGGCAGTCCTTGACCGCTTGTTTGTTACTCCCAACGGGGAACTAATTGTTGTGGACATCAAAACAGGAAGCAGAGAACCAGCAAGTAAAACTCAAATGGGTATCTACGCAATCATGGTAGAAAAAACATTTGGTGTTCGCCCTGTTGGTGGTGCTTACTGGATGTCCCGCACAGGTGAACTGACGGACACGGTAAACCTAGATAATTTCACAGAAGCACGCCTAGGCTCATGGGTTAAAAACTTTGAGAAGGCAGTAATGAACGACATCTACATCCCAGCACCCGGATTTATGTGCGGGACATGCGGTGTAAACGCTGCATGCTATGTTGTTAATGGCAAGGACTCACACAAATACCCCGAAATAACAGAAGGAGAAGCAAGTGATGAGTAATGAAGCACCATACCAAGTGAACTTAAAGACACCAAAAGGTTCACTACTCAATCTCAGAGCATGGGATGAGCAACAGTTAGATACAGTCCTTGATGGATTGGAAGTGCGTATGCAACGCATCTTGCAACTAGAGGAAACGATTGATGAGTTGCATAAACTCAGCAGCAATCCTGCTGCACAAGCAATTCAAACTCTACAAAATGCTGGATTAAATCCAGTACCAGTAGCACCAGCACAACCTATTGGAAATCAATGGGGTGCAGGTACACAAGGTGCAGCAGCACAAGCACCAACCCCAGCAGGCTCACCTGTTTGCGACCACGGATTGCCAATGCGATTTGTAGCAGCAGGTATCAGCAAGGCTGGCAAGCCATACAAGGCGTTCTACGCATGTCCTAATGCCCGCGAAAGTGCGTGCAATAAGAAGGTCGCTGCGTAACAATGAGATTACTTAGCCGTGCCATAAAGACTGCTTCACAAGGTGGGGCAACCATCCCAACCGTTTGGCAATCTTTAGCATCACAACAGATAATGTTTAGACACGGCGAAGTATCAATGATTGCTGGTCCGCCGGGGGCAGGTAAAAGTACTTTGGCTTTATCGTTAGCCGTGCAAGCACAAGTACCTACCCTGTACATCTCGGCGGACACGCACTCACACACAATGTCCCTTCGTATGCTTGCAATGCTTACGGGTAAACCACAAGGTGAAGTTGAACCTTTGATGGAACATGATAGGGATTGGGCAGCACAGATGTTAAAACCTGCTGACCATGTGATGTGGGAGTTTGATAGCGCACCAAGTTTGAAAGACATTGAGGACTCTGTTCTTGCTGCCCGTGAAAGACTTGGTGATGATGTTCGTTTAATCGTGCTTGATAACGCCGTTGATGTAACGCTTGAAGGTCAAGATGAGTGGGGCGGTTTGCGTACATTGATGCGTGAACTTAAATGGTGGGCTAGAGAAACTGGCGCTGCCGTTGTTGTTTGCCACCACACCAGCGAAGGTGTCCAAGGTAATCCTTGTCCACCACGCCATGCACTACATGGGAAGGTCGCTCAGACTCCGAGTTTAATACTTACAGTACACAGCCAACAGGGTGTAATGGGTGTATGTGCAGTTAAAAATCGTTATGGTCCTGCTGATGCCACGGGTGGCACACCTATTTGGTTGTCTTATGACCCAGCAAGTATGCAGATTTCAGACCTTCAACAGCATCAAGTACAGATTGGACAGCCACAACTTCTATGAGTGAGGAAAGTTTAAACGATAAGTTTGCACCTAAGATAAAAGTTTCACAAGAGTTGTTAAGGCAGATGATTGATAACGCACCTATCTCAGATGAGATGCGTAACAAGATAGTAGAGCAACTGCCAATGATTGCTGAGAACTTAGATGATGCAACCCGTAGGATTTACGACCCACAAAAGATTTGGTTTGAGTCTATTCAGTATGCAGATTATGTTGACCAGTTAGCAGAACACCTAAGGGATGCAGTAATGGATGACCATGGTGACGACTGCAAGATGGAGATAGCCGTTGGATTGCACACCATGTCGGGTATTTGGAAAGCCATGGCTGAAAATGCTATGACCATACTAGACGACATGAAAATTAAATCAGAGATGTACGACTTTGATGAAGTCATTATCGGGATAAAGGAAAAAGATGCATAGTAAAAATGAAACACTATCTATTGGTTGGTGCGATAATGGCATGTCTGACGGTAAGTTTACCGAAGGACTTGTGTACACAATTATTATGGGTCAAGACCCAAAGAACATACAAGTACATAATGCTATCCGTGTTCAAGGTAATCAGATTGGTAGGCAACGACAAAGTTTATTTGACCTATGGGCTGACCAAGTAAAAACCGATTGGTTGCTATGGGTTGACTCAGACATTGTGCTTACCCAAGATGTATTAAAAAAGTTATGGGATACAGCAGATAAGTTAACACGACCAGTTGTTACTGGTGTTTACTTTATTTCTAAAGAAAATGAACAGGCATTGATGATGCCTATGCCATGTATTTTTAATGAAACAGGACATGAGTTTACTATTAACTACATACATCCATTGCCTGAAAATGAAATCATCAAGGTTGACTGTGCAGGTATGGGCTTAGCCTTAATGCACAAGAGCGTTGTTCCTAAACTGCGTGAAGTCTGCCCTGATTATTCTTTGTTTGCAGAGAAGGAAGGTTTAAACAATCAGTTTGTAAGTGAGGACATTGTGTTCTTTAGATACTTAAAGAAGGCAGGTGTTCCTGTTCATACCCATACTGGCGCTCGCGTTAAACACATGAAGCGTTTTAGTTTGGATGAGAACTATTACAAATTGTATTGGGGTTCCGTTTACGAAGCCGAAGCAAGAAAGGCAAAGGAAAATGAACAACCAAGCGAACAAGCGTAGGGGCGCAGCCTTTGAAATAGAACTGGCTGATTGGTTTATGACTCAGGGTTTAAACGCACAGCGCCTACCCCGTGCTGGTAGAAACGACATAGGGGATGTATTCCTTCCTACGGCAAATGACTTCTATGTTGTTGAAGCCAAAGCACCTAGAAGGGATGGTCGTATTGACCTGAGTGGGTGGCTACGAGAAGCCTATGTGGAAGCCGAGAACTATCGGATTGCTAAGAAATTAGCGATAGCACCTAACCCATTGGTCATAATCAAGGCTGCCAACAAGGGTATTGGTGATGCTTATGTCGTACAAAAGTTGAGTGATGCCCTTGCAAAACTCTGATAAGAAGCACGACATTGTTACTGTACTAGAACATTACGGGTTTGAAATACCTGTCCGACATGGGTGGATTACCGTGCGTTGCGCCTTCCATGGTGATAGAGTTAAGTCAGCGCGTTTAAACATAGACAATGGTGGGTTCAGATGCTTCGGCTGCGAGATGGCTGGGGATGTGTATTCAATCATTATGAAAAAAGAAGGAGTTGGATTTCGTGAGGCTATCAAAATCGCAGAGAGAATTACTGGAGTCAGCGAGTCAGAAGTACGCGGAAAACCTAGAACAAGTGATGCCTTACCTGAGTCAGAGAGGTATCACCGAACAGACGGCGCGTATGTTCCGCCTAGGCTTCGTAAGCGAGCCTGAGATTGGGCATGAACCATACCGCGACAAGTTATCAATTCCTTACCTAACTCCAACAGGAGTTGTGGACATCCGCTTCCGTAGTTTAAACGGTGACGGACCGAAGTATCTATCAAGACCGGGGGCAAGTACACACATCTATAACATTGCTGCTCTATTCCAAGAGAGTGAGTTGCTTGTTGTATGTGAAGGTGAGATAGACACAATCATTGCTACACAAGCAGGCTTTAGTGCTGTCGGACTTCCGGGTGCTAATAACTGGAAACCATTTTATGGCAGAGTGCTAGCAGATTGGTCAAAGATTTTGTTATTTTGTGATGGCGACAATGCTGGTCGTGAGATGGCAAAGAACTTATCCCGTGAACTAGACAATGTATTTCCCGTATTCATGCCTGAGGGGTGTGATGTTAATGATGTGTTCTTAAACGAGGGCGCAGACGGGCTACGAAAACGAGCAGGAGTTTAAACACATGATTAAAAAAGTCGTGGTACTGAGTGACTATCAAGTACCTTATCAAGATAGAAAGGCAGTTGCTCTACTCCACGATTTCATTTGGGATTACAAACCCAATGAACTATGGATAGTTGGTGATTGGATTGACCAGCCTGAACCTAGCCGTTGGTCAAGGGGTAATGCAGGCGAATACGCAAGAACATTACAGGCTTCCGTTAATGAAGCAACAGATTTACTTGCTGACTTACGCCACATCATGGGTCGCAGACCTATTCATTTTAAAACTGGCAACCACGACATAAGAGTTGAGAAGTATGTGTCGCAGTATGCGCCCGCATTACGCAGCCTTAGTAGTTTAACGCTAGAGGAAATGCTTGACCTTGACCGTTTAAACATTACATTGCACCGCAAGCCGGTAGAACTAGCACCGAACTGGTTGCTTGCTCACGGTGACGAAGGTGCTTTAAGTCGTATCGCTGGCGGAACCGCAATGAATTTAGCAAAACGCTTTGGCAAGAGTGTCGTCTGTGGACACACGCACCGTTTGGGTTTGCAAGCGTTTACAACATCAGTAAATGGGAAAGTGACGGAACAGTTGTATGGATTTGAGGTGGGAAACATGATGCGTTTAAACGCTGCCCACTATGTGGGCGGGTCTGCCAACTGGCAGCAAGGATTTGGTTTGCTAACAATCAAAGACCGTCAAGTATTTCCTACTCCTGTGTATCTACACAAGGGTCAATTCATAGTAAACAACAAGCATTATGCCTGAGTTTTTGGAACCTATCCGTCAGGTGGGCGGTGACGGCAGACGGGAAACTGCTGCCGTTCACGCTTTATCTAGGCTCTATCCGAACTGGCGTTTCTACCCTACGCCTAGGTTTTACTTCACCGACTTTCATTTAACTTGGTTGCACGATAACGGTAGAGAGAACTACCTAGGCGACATAGAAATTAAGTGGCTGTCCATAGATAGCAGTATCCCAGCAATCTTTCCGTTTAATAAGTTGCAACAGATGTTGATTAGCCCACCGTATTTAGATAACCCTGATACTTTCCACCGTATTTGTTTTAGATTTACTAATGGAACTTTATTGATACCAGTCAAAGAACTGGCTGGGTTAATGCCTGAGTTTAATGTTCGCCACGACACCAATGAGCGCGACCTTGTGGTGCGAGTTAATGCTATGATGTTTAAACGCTACTGGTTAGATGTAGTGATAAAGGAGTAAGAGTGGAGTTAAAGGATGTTGAGCAGTCCCCGCTTTGGGATACCGTTTACAAACTAGCGAGGACTGCATCTCGGTATTCAGCCAAGATAAACAAGAACGCTGTTTCTGTTGACGACATTTTTCAGCATCTAATCCTGTGGTCATTAGAGCATTGGCACAAGATTGATGAGTGGAACGGGCAAGAGTCTTTGCCGTTTAAACTACGCCGCACATTTGCTAACGAAGCGCAGAAGTTCGCAACGAAAGAGCGTGCCTTCAAGTCCCGTGTATCTACCAATGATTTCTTTTACTATACCCCTGCTATCTTGCATGAATTACTACGAGATGTGTGGGATTACGAAGGCTGGTTAGATGCACCTGATTTGAGCAGCGAGTTCATAAGCAAGAGTGGCAAACCAAGCGAAGGTAATAACCGTATGGCTTTGCTGTCTGATGTAGCCAACGCATTGCATGGTTTAAACGAGCAAGACAAGAACCTTCTCCGGCAACGATACGCCAATGGTGGCATGGACTTTGATGTGTTAGCCGTTGTGTATGAGATGAGCGAGGAAGCATTACGCAAGCGTGTGCATAGGGCTATCAAGAAACTTCAAGATAGGTTAGGTGGAGAGCCACCGATTTGGACAAACCGTAGGAGAACAGTTAAGTCAAACGCTCAGGCAAGAGCAGAAACGCAGAGGCAAGAGTGAAAGACTTTGGGAGAGCATCCGTTAATGTTGGTTTAAACAAGTTGTATGCCTTTGGTTTAGGCTTTGATTACTACCCAGTTGTTGAAATGATAGAGGATACCAATGATGCATTAGTCCTTGCCCGTGCTTTGCATTTAGATTTTCTTTTCTTTTTTATTCAGATAACAGTCTATCCGAAAGTGAGATGGTATGAGTAAGGAAATAAAAGTTGGTAAGTTGTGGTTAAGTTTTGGTTTTTCATACAGGCGCTTTGCCGTTGGCTTTTGTATTGATAGATACCACATTGATTTAGATTTATTCTTTGTATGGGTAGGTGTTGAGTTTTGATTATCGGACTATCGGGCTACGCCCAATCAGGTAAAGATACAGTTGCAGAACTATTGTGTTTAAACTATGGGTTCAAGCGCATTTCATTTGCGCTACCTATGCGTGATGCTGTTTATACATTGAACCCTTTTCTTGAAAGTGGTAATCGTGTTGCAGATTTAGTTGATGAGTATGGTTGGGATGTAGCCAAGGGCAATGCGGAAGTCCGTAGGTTGCTGCAAGTATTTGGAACTGATGTTGGTCGTGAATTATTTGGTGAAACATTTTGGATTGACCAAGCGTTTAAACGAGCAGACGAATACCAGCGAGTAGTATTTTCTGATGTGCGCTTTCCTAATGAAGCCAAGGCTATTCAGGATAAAGGTGGTGATGTATGGCGTATCAATCGTCATAACCACGCACCAGTTAATCATCACATTTCAGAGCATGCAATGGATAATCATTTGTTTAAACATGTAATCTACAATGATGGAACTCTTGATGAATTAAGTGATGAAGTCTTTATGCTTGCTAAAGAACTAGGGCTATAAAAGGAACAACACCCGCTGGGACTGGAACCATTGGGTGTTGTTCAGGGTAAAACTTATCAGATTAAATGCTTGCTTGCAAGTGATGGGTCGGCAACTCCTATCCTTTGTTTATGCCGTATCTGCCTTCTGTCGTGGGGGCTAGTGCCTGCCCAAATCCCTTCTCGTTCATGGCACAACGCCCACTCCAAACACATGGCTTTGACTGGACAATCACCGCACATGCGTTTAAACAGCACTCGCTGGTCTGCTGTTAATTCATTGTTCTCAGGATAAAACAATTCCGTATCAATCCCCACACAATTACCCTTCGCAAACTCGGTTGAGTTATACGAAAGGTAATAGTATGAAAGGTCTGTTATTTCTTTATTTGCTATTACTCTATGATGTTGTGGTTTAAACGACATTAGTACCACCGCTTGGCAAGGTAGTGTGCGTATGCTTTGCACGGGGAACCTGCGTAGCGGTGGTCAATGTAAGCAAGCCCTGCTTGGACTTGGATGAAACCGTCAGATGTCTTTTCGTATCCGACATTTTTCCATGTGGCTGGCATGAATTGTGCTATGCCGTATGCGCCACTTGATTTGTTATGTGCTGCGCTGCGCCAATTACTTTCGGCAGTCCACAACGCCCACAAACACGACCATTGTTCTACTTGATTGCGTTGCATAAGTAGATTGATGGCATGTAATTGGTAATCGTTAGTGTGATAAGCAACCAACCCAACCGCTGGCTGCGGTGGGGTGGCTGATGAGATGGCTTTACTTGGTGCTGCTTGGTAGCCAACGAGTAAGCCTAATGCAAACGCTGTTGCTGCTACCGTTTTAACTCCACGGGTAGTCAGGTTGCTGCGTTTAAACTTACGCTTACGCATCTGTCTTGATGGCTTTGCGGTTTCTTTAATCAGGGGATTGTACTTGCTTGCTTCGTTAGGTTTCATGCTACTTTCTCCCACTCATGTAGTTCTCTCGGTTCCCAAAAGGTTTCAATAGTTGTTAACCAATAGTCCGAGATGTCCGTGTCGTAGCCTTCGCCATCATCTGTGCCAACAACAATCATGTTGCCTTTGATGTTGTCCCAGTATGTAATGTTGCCAGCCAGTAGGCATAGCAGCGTTGCGTTGTTGTTGAAATCAAGGTCATGTATCTTGCCTTGCTCATTTATGTATGCAGTTGCGTTAGGCAAACGCATGATTTCAATAAGTCCGCCCACACTTTCCTGCATTTTTTCTAGTGAGTCAAATACCCTGCGTGCGTATGTTCCGTCAGGATAAAGGACAACACCCTTGGTTGCTGGATGATTAGCCATGTTTAAACACTCTCCTTTGCAGGTTTGTGATGCCACCTGTTTTCAATAGCAGTATTGATTTCGGTTCGTATCTTTTGTGCATCAACCGCAACCGATTGAATTAAACTATCTTGTGGATACGCATGTGCAAGGTTGCCAACCCTACGCAATACACCATCCAATGCGTTTGCTGTGTCGTACCAAATTAGTACGCCATTTTCGTACACTTGCACCGTCATAGCGACTCCAGTTCTGTTGTGTTTAAATGGTTGTTTGTATGTTTAACAATCAATCCTTCGCCTTTGTCTATGCATAAGGCATCAAGTTGAATTGCTAAATTGTATTGCCCATCATCCCCTTCACTTGGTTGATAGGTAGGAACCCACTCAGGTTCAAGGTTGTACTCAGCGTGGTTTTCATCTTTAAACCACCACATTTTGTAGCCTTCACGCTCATCCCATAGGAGATGGACATAGTATTCATCACCTTCGTATGTGAAAGTGATGTCCTTTGTCCACACTCGGTCAATGTGGAGATGCTTGCTAACTTTTATGGCAGCCATGTTTAAACACCCGCTGCCTGTACTGTTTGCACTCGCATCTGTTGCCCACAAAAACGCACTTGCCACTCAATGGCTAGCGCTTTTGCTTGCTTCAAACTTTCTGCATAGAAAGTCTGCGGTTCCCACTCTTTCTTTGTTGCCTTGTTGTAAAGGACTAGCAGATAGGGCTTCTTATTGTCGCCCTGTTTCCACATGTTCTCCACTTGTTCATCTGTGTACATGTCCAGCCTTTCTGTTATGTTAGGTGTGTTGGTGATTACGCTGGTTAGACCTGCATCTCTCACCAACACAAGACCTATCATCTCATGCCCTATTCGTGCGTAGTCAAGCACATTTTAAAAATAATTCATAACAATTTTGTTATCTTTGTTTAAACATTTAGCACTCGCACTCCGGCTCTGCTAACCCATTGTTGTTTAAACATTTACCATGCCACCACCACCGGAACCACCGCCACCACCACCTAGTTGGAATACGACACGCGTTTAAACACTTGGCTTGTGCCATGTGCTAGACTCACTTTTGTTTGCTAAAGCAAACAAAAGCGGGGCAAATAGGACACCTGTTTAAACACTCTAGTTATCCACAACTTTTACACAAAAAAAATAACCCCGCCATTTCTGACGGGGCTATCTTGGTATGGTCGTTTAGTAGTTCATCATGCTGTGTTCAGTCATGGCTTCCCACTCATCATCATCATCAAACGCCATGTTGCGCCAGTCGTAGGTGTAAGCGTTGCGGTATGGTTTAAACGCCTGCCACTCCACAATCTTGCCGTCTTTGACTTTGAAGTACTCGCCTTCGTTGGCTTCGTATGTCCAGTCAAGGGCGGTGCTAAGCATGACCGCTGCATTTTCCACGGTGTCTAAGGTTGAACCGTAAACCAATGAGCCACGCTTGGTCTGACCAATCCACAATGGGGATGAGTTAACCCGTGCAAGGTGCAGCAGATTAGATGCGCCTTGTTCAATCCATGCCAGCGCTGCTGTGCCTTGGATAGTGGGCAGCAATTCGGTTGGATGCTGGGCAGATAATCCCAGCAATGCAGCCACGGCTTCTGAGTCAACCTTGCCGTTGCGTGCAACCTTCAACTGTTTAAACAACTCCCTGTCGTTGCTGATGTGTCCGTTGTGAGTTAACACAATGTTGCCACGGGGAATTGGATGGTTGTTGTTGTTATCTTTCGGGTCGCCTTGGGTAGCCCAGCGGGTATGCAGAATTGCAGTCTGTGCATTTCGGCATAGGTTCTTGTTGTATTGCACAAACTTGGTCGCTGGGATGGCAGCCTTAGCAATTACTCGCCTGCCATTATCAGGGTTAATCCATGCGCTGCCCGTGGCATGTTGTCCACGGTGTTCAATGTCCAGCAGCATCTGACCTGCAAGGTCAGCAATGCTGGCGCGTTGATGTTCTTTAGGGTTAAGGCAAAAGCCTGCAATTCCACACATAAGTTTTTCCAGTCCTTTCGTTGATGTTATTAAGTGAAGTTTACCACACGACCCGTTGACCGTTCAAACACCTTGTTTAAACACGGGTCTAGTTGGTTTAAGTATCGGGCATCTTGTTCGTTGTATAACCCAGCGAACCTGCGCCCGCTGGGGTCAACACCATGCACAATAAATAATGGGGCTGTCGTGATAAGGCTGTCGCGGTCATCACTCATTGTTTAAACACTCCAACATTTCTCCCCAGCAGTATCCGTTTTCTGTCCACCATAAGTTAGTTGAAATTTCAACCAAACCTAGTAGCAGCAGGGCAGATACAAACCCTGCAACAAACCAACCACGGTTAGTTAGTTTCATTTCCAGTCCTTTCGTTTAAACGGTCAGCAGATTTTGCTAACCGTTAGTGGGCTGCTGGGAATTGCACCCAGTCAACGGCTATCCCGTCAGCCCTGCCCGCCTATTGGCGGGCTGCTAAGTCTGCTGCCCTGCCGTTAAGGTAGGTTGCAGTTTTCTCGGTTAGATAACCGTTGCCAACCAATCCCCGCAATAATCCTGCAAGGTTGTTTAAACGGTTATCGTGTGCAAGGTCTGCTGAGTCAATCAAAATCCCAGCCTTGCTGAGTTCAGCCATGGCGTTGCAAAATTCTGCCCACGCCTTGATTTTGCTGCCGTTAAGTGTGCCGTGGTGTAGGCGGATTTCAACCGTGCCGTGGCGGTCATAACTGGCAAGGTTGAGTGAGTAGTATCTGCCACCGTTGATGTTGGCAATCCTGCCGTTGCGTACCTGCTCAGCGGTACGGTCTGCATCTTGCAGGCTAAGCGGTCTGCAAAATCCATTGTTTAAACGGGATGGCGCAACCAACGCTGCGATTGTGTCGTGAGCGATTGCCCAGTTCACAACAAGGTTGGCGATACCGTTTAAACCGTAATGGTCAGCGCCTAGGTGGACATGGTAACCAGTCTGCTTGTTGACCGTTGCGCCTGCTGATGCAAGCGCACGGGCAGCGGTTGTGCATTG